CCGCGCAGGATGATCCCAACGCGATCGACTGGTCACGCATGAACCAGCCCTTCGGGACGCTGACCGACACCAACCCGGTGCTGCACAGAACCCCGAGCGGCGTCGAGATCCGGCCGAGTGACATCAACCAAGCCGTCGACCTCGGCATGTCGTTCTCTGGCGGCGGGCTGGCGACCAAGGCGGTCAAGCCCAAGGCAGCACCTGGCGAAATCCTGAACCCAGGTAACATACCGGGAACGATCGACATCCCCGTTCATGGTCCGTCCCAGCCAATCAACGCGCCCTACATCCAGAACCCGCAACGGGTGGCCAACCCCGGTGTTTACAAGCGCCCTGACGTGATTGCGGCCGAGGCCGCGGCTCGGGTCGAGCCCGAGCATCCAGCCCTGAAGGAGCTGTTTGGCGTCACCCGGCAGGATCTCTACGACATCAGCCAGCAGGGCCGGCGCCAGGGCAACATGACGCCAGAGCTGTGGCAACCGAGCAAGCCTGGCAGGCCCAACGAGGCCGCGCTGGCGGTAATGAACCCGGCCAATGAGCAGCGCATCCTCGACACCCTGGCCGAGGCGCGCAAGCACCCTGGCCTAGAGCAGGGCATGGTGCCTTGGTACGTCATGGACCCGATGTACCAGCGCATGGTCAAGCTGGTCGGTCCCGAGCGCGCGGCCAAGGAGTACATGGATTTCAATATGTCCGTGACGCCGTTCTCGGCGGGCTCAAGCGTGCCGGCCGAGATCAACCGCGGCACCGCCGCCAACATGATGCGCAAGCGCGGCGAGTACGACGTTTTCGAGAAGTACGGCGGCCTGGCCGCGGACAAGCGCGGCATGGCCGACTACCCGGAGATCCTGCGCGACGTCAAAGGCATGATGGGTCACCTCAACCAGGCCAGCCCGGTGCGGCGCTATTTCGAGACCGGCAAGCACGGCTACGGCGATGCCAACGTAAAAATCGATCTTTACTCTGGCGCCTCGGGCGTGCCGGAGACCGGCTTCCAGACCACCGGCGCGGTTCCGGATGCACACTTCACACGCGCGATCGGCATGCCCGACGCCCGTAAGAACCCCAACGACTTCAACGAGTACATGATCGGCACCGAGTATCGGCAAATTGGCCCTTGGTACAAGCAGAAGATCGCTGATCCCTTGGGTATTGAGGCGGTGCCGACCCAGGCGCTGATGTGGGGCACCTACGGACCCCAGACTGGGGTCAAGACCAAGATCGGCGCCGGCAAGCTGGAATTGATCTCCAAGGCGATGTGGGAACGCGCCCAGAAGCTGGGTATCGATCCCAGGACGTTCCGCGACCAGGTGCTGCGCGGCGAGCAGCACTCTGAACTAGAGGACGACAACCGCGGCATGGGAAGCCTCGCCGCACAAAGCCGCTACGGCTAACAGGAGGACTACGCGATGGCTCAATCTGCACTGACGGTTACCCCCGAGAACCCGACACCCCCGACAAATATGTCGTCGATCGGAGTGACGCCCCCTAACCCGCTCAAATATGACCCGCTGCTCTATCAGGCGGCGTCAAACGATCCGCTGCACCCCAACGATCCGCACTACCCGCAGTATGGCTCGGCGCCGTTCTTCGACGACGGCGTTCCGGCGCCGACGACCTCCCTCGGCTCACTCAATGAGCCAACCGGCAACCCGTCCAAGGTCGTATTTGCGGCGGCGCATGCCACCGTGCCGATCTCAACCGACGTCATCACTCTCACCAGCAAGCCGCATGAGGGCGCCGGCACCGAGTTGGCCGTGACCCAGACTTACGGATCGGGGATCTACAACCCCGGCGGGGCGTGGGTCTCGGCATCGACCGGGCTGACGCTGACGCCTGGCACGCTCAACAGTCCTAACGCCACGCACGCCTCGTCACTGTCAAATAACGCCGCGACGACACTGACGGGGGCCACCGGTGCTAGCAACGTATCTGGCGGCGGCACCACCACGCTGACGGTCACAGGTACCGGCTTCACCCGCGCCAGCATCGTCACCATCAACGGCGCCAACCAGATCACCAACTACGCCAGTCCAACGTCGCTGACGGTCACCAATGCCCAAAAGAAACCAACCGCCGGCACGCTGCCGGTCACGGTTGTCACCAACGGAGCGGCAACGGCGCCGGTGAACTGGACCCTGACATGATCCGCAGCATCAACGACCCAGGCGGCGCCGGGTGGGACGGCATGACACCCGGCAGCATCAACGAACCGCAGGCGATGCCTGCGGCCATGCCGACGATCGAGGGCTACAACCCTCCTGAGGCGACCGAGGGTGAGGACGTTTTCGTCGTCGTTCACGGCACCCACTTCATCCCCGAATGCTACGTCATCTTCGATGGCGGGGCGCTGGCGACGACATTCGAGGCTGAGAACAAGATCAACGCCACCCTGCCGGCCAGGCCGGCGGGGGACTACACGATGATGATCGGCTACGGCCCGACCGAGAACGGCCCCAGGACGCAGCCGGTAAACTTCACCTTCACCAAGGCCGAGGAGGTGATTGACGAGACCGACGAGGATCTCGCCGACCCTGACGTCATGGAAGAGGAGATCGAGGCCGCCGAGGAGGAGGGTGACTTCCAGCCGACCCACGCCGACCACAAGCCAAAATCGAAATCGAAGCCGGCGAGGAAGAAGAAATGACCGAGTTGGTCGAGACCGCGCCAGGGCGTTGGCGGGTAAAGCGCAAATGCGCCATTTCAAATGCGCAAATGCGCTCTGACTTGCCAATGCCTTACGTCATCAGCGATATTATGGAGCCAACAGAACAGGTTAACGGCGTCTTTTACACCAGCAAATCCGCATTCCGTAAGGTCGGCCGCTCCCTCGGCCTGACGGAAATCGGCAACGAAAAGCTGCCGCCTAGAAACAGGTCGCAGCTTTTCGCCGGCGAGAAGCGCAAACGCCGCGAGGCAATTGCGCAGTCGATCGAGAAATACAAGGCCGGCCATAGAGTTACGCAAAAGCGTTAATGCGTCATTGGTCAGCATTGGTCAGCATTGGTCAAATAGGCCACCGATTGTGCAAGTTGTGAACAGTTTTGAACACTTGCATAAGTTGTAATGCCGTAACGGGTATCTGAAGAAAAACCGCGGTCAGCCTGACCGCACCAACCCAGCCGGTTCAGCCCGGCGACCGTTACGGAGCGACATATGAGCGATACCAGCACCCCCGTGGCACCGCCACAGAGCGCCCCCAGTGCGCCGGCACCCGCACCTCCCCAGGAAGTGCCCGTCAACGTCGACCAGACCACCACGCCTACCCCTATTGGATCTCAGGCCCCAGAACGGCCCGTGAACGCCACCCCGAGCCGGCGCGAGGCGATCCAGGCCGCGTTCGACCGCGCCAACAGCCCCCAGGCGAAGGGGGTTGCAAATAGAGATGAAAAATCCGCGCCTAAACGCAACCCCCCTACTGCCGAGGCCAAGGCCGGCCACAACAACCCGCCAGAACCCACTGAAAACGAAGGGATAGATCTCAAGAAGCGGCCGGGCGACCAGCCCCGCGATCGCGGCCGGTTCGCGCCCCGCAGCGGTCAGCCTGACGCATCAAATGCCCAAAATGCCCAAAATGCCCAAAATGCCCAAAACGGGAAGGGTACGAACGGCACCGGCGCGGAGCCGCCCCAACCCTACCCTTCGCTGCCGGCGCACGCGCCCTACTCCCAGCCCCCGGCCAGGATGGCCGAGCACGGCAAGCGCGATTGGGCGGCGACGCCCGAGACCGTCCGCGGCGAGATCTACCGGATGCACGACGAATTCGGCAAGGCCTACGAGGCCTACCGCGGCGCCCATGAGGCCTTCCAGCCGATCGCCCGCTTCCACCAGATGGCGCAGCAGCACGGCACCACGCTGGAGAAGGCGCTGACCAACTACACCGGGATCGAGATGAAGCTGCGCTCGGACCCGCTGGCGGCGATCGACACCATTATCACCAACCTCGGCCTGGTCGATCCCTCGAACGGGCGCCGGCTTGGCGCCAGGGACTGGGCCTACACCATCCTCAGTCAGTCGCCCGAGCAGCTCCGGATGATGCAGCAGGGCAACCAGCAGACCGCGGCCAGCCAGCAGATCGGGGCCCTGCATCAGGAGATCGTGGGGCTGAAAAATCACTTGCAACAGATGCAGACCCAGCAGCAATATACCTACACCCGCAGTGCAGTTGATCAATTTGCTGCCTCCCACCCGCGGGTCGACGAACTAGGAGAGGTGATCGCAAACGAACTCCGTCTGGGGTTCGACCTTGAGACCGCCTATCAGAGGGCAGAGCTACTCCACCCTGCCGCCCGCGCCGCTCAGACCGGCACCCCATCGGCTCAGACCCGACCCACAGACCGTTCGATTTCTGGAAGTCCCGACGTGTCTCCCTCAAACGGAGCGTCGCGCAGACCAGGACCACCGCCCGGTCGCCGAGAAGCCATAGCCGAAGCGGTCAGACATGTCCGCGGCGGCCTCTGAGTTTAAACCCATGGGAGAGGCATTATGCCCCAAATAGCATCCACCGCTCAGTATCAGCAGATACTCAGCATGTCGCTTGAAGCGCGATCGTCAAGTTACCAAGACCTTGTCTCCAACAACAACGCCCTGCTCGCCGTCATGAAGCGCAAGGGCATGTGGCAGACCTATAGCGGGCCACGCATTCGGCAGACGCTCCAGGTCAGCAAGCAAATTGCGCAGTGGTATGCGGGATACGATGAGTTGCTCAATCCCGCGATCGATCTGTTCAATGACGCCTACTACGAACCAAAAATGGTCGTGGTGCCGATCATCCTCTCGATGCAGGAGATCCTCAACAACGAGGGCGACAATCAGCTGATGGACGTTCTCGACAGCTACATGGAAGCCGCCGAGAAATCCCTCAACGACGCCATGGATGTTGCGATCTACGGTGACGGCTCGGCCAATGGCGGCAAGCAATTGACCGGCCTCAAGACCGCGATCCCGATCGCCAACAATGCCGGCGTCTATGGCGGCATCGACCGCTCGCAGGCGGCCAACGCGATCTGGCGCACCACGACCTACGACCCGCATGGCGTGGCGCCGGCGATCTCGCTGTCGACCTTCGGCACCCAGATCAACAAAGACACCATCCGCCCGATGCTGAACTACATCATGACGCGGCAGTCCCGCGGCAAAGACCACGCTGATCTCTTGCTGATGAGCCCTGAGCATTACGCACAATACGACACGGCAACGCTCGCCATCCAACGCCAGACCAACGAGACCTCGCTCGGCAAACTGGGGTTTAGCGCGCTGGAATATATCGGCGGCGGAAAGCGTGCGGAAATCGTGCTTGACGGCGGTATTGGCTCCAACATGGATGCCAATACAACCTACGGTCTAGACACCAGCAGTCTCCGGCTGCGTTATAACCCGTCGCGAAACTTCGATAAACTTTTCGACGGTGATGGCCAAATGCCTATAGATAAAGACGCAATTGCTCAGTTCATCGGATGGATGGGCGAGCTAACAATGACCAATCCGCTGTTCAATTGGAGATTGTACGACAGCAATCCTGCTGCGTAACAACCTATAAGTGTTTGGCGAGTGGCTTAGATACCCGGCTCGCCAAGCCCTTAGACCGGGGCCGTTGTGGGAGCGGCGGTCCCGGTTATAAACCCAGGAGACACCCATGCAGTTCCTAAACAACAGCCGCGATCCCGATAGCACCATCGTGGCGATCTTCAAGAACATCGCGGCGAAGAACGAGAGCAAGACCGCGGAGGCCGGCCGCCCAATATTTGACGACGTCGAAGTGGTCGAGCTGCACTACCCCGGCTCCAAGAATTACGGCGTCTATCCCTCGACCGCGTTCTCGCATTGGGGCGATGACCCCTCGACCGGTGATCGCCTGCGCATCACCTACGCCGAGCGGTTCAAGCGCCAATACATGCAATTCAAGCAGCAACAGCACCAGACCACGTCAGGCACGCCGCTGGCGTATGCGACCTTCCTCACCGAGGGCAAACGCGCTGAACTCCGCGCGCTCAACGTCTACACCATCGAGGCCTTGGCCGCGATCGACGGCCAGGAGCTGAAGAACCTCGGCCCTGGCGGGCGTGACTGGAAGAACCAGGCGACCGAGTACCTCACTGCAGCCGAGGGCCGATCGCACGACACCAAGCTGGTGGCCGAGCTGGAGGCGCTGCGCAGTGCCAACGCACTGATGCAGGAGGATCTCAAGCTGCTGAAGGAGCGCACTAAGGAGCCTGGCGAGGACGAGTTCGACAGCATGAGCCTCGACCAGCTGCGCGACTTCATCACCGCCAACACCGGCCAGACGCCGCAGGGCGCGATAAACCGCAAGACCCTGGCGCGGATGGCACGCCAGGCCCGACCGGATAAGGCGGCCTGACATGACGCTGTTGTCGGTGGTGAAGGATGTCTGCGCCGTTGTCGGGGTGCAAATCCCGACGTCGGTATTCTCTGGCATCGCCGGCAACCGCACCATGACCGAGATGCTCTCGCTCGCCAATGAAATGGCGCAGCGCATCGCCTACGACACCCGCGACTGGACGCGGCTGCGCACCACTGCGACGATGACCGGCGACGCAGTCTGGACCGGCGTGCCACTATCGTCGGCGGCGAACGATCAAGTGTGGGTCGGTGGCACCACCGCCTTCAACCTCCCCGCCAACTACCAGCGCATGCTGCTGACGACCAATGTCTGGCGCTCATCGTCGACGATGACGCCGATGACGTTCATGCCCAACACCGACGAATGGACATGGACCCGTGCCCGTAACTGGACCGCCAACCCCCATGGCGAATGGACGATCATGGGCGGCAAGATCCACCTCTCCCCGGCATTATACGGCATCAAGCCGGCCTATGGCGGGGTCGCCGCCATCCCGGCCGAGACTGCCTCCTTCACTTACCTGGACAAGAATTGCGTCGCACTGAGCAGCGGCGGCTACGGCGACAGCTTCCTCAACGATCTCGACACTTTCGTGCTTGATGAGCGGATCTTAAAACTTGGAATGATCTGGCAGTGGAAGGCCAACAAGGGCTCCTCCTACGCCGAGGATATGGGCAGTTACCAAGACGCCCTGGCGGTGGCGGCGGGACACGATAGCCCGGCGCCGATCATCATCGGGCGGATGCCGATCTCGTCGAGTTCGCGCGTGGCGTACCCCTACACAACGCCGGGATAGCCGCCATGCCCCAATATCAAAATTTCCGCCGCCAGCCGATCCCCGCGCAAGTCGCGCAGCAGACGCAGACCACGACGATCCCGGCGCCGACGCGCGGCCTGATCGACAGTGAAAACTACGCCTTCATGCAGCCGGCCGGCGCGATCATGCTGGATAATTTCAAGCCGACCATGCGCAGCATCCAGGTCCGCGGCGGCTGCAAGCGGTGGTGCGATCTGCACGCGCTCGACGCGCCGGCGTGGGTGCGCTCGCACGTCTACACGGTCGGCAACACGGCCTATGACACCGCAGACGGCACCTTCTGGAACGTCGCCGTCGCCCATACCAGCACTGCCGTATCAACCGCGACATTTGCTGGTGAGCGCCTCGCGCATCCTACCTTCTGGGTCGCCAACACTACGATCCTGCGCAAGCGCGTGGTCTCCAGTTTCGAGTATTCATCCGGCAACATCCAGCGGATGTTTGCCGCGCAAGACACCAAGCTGTTCGACGTCACCTTCTCGACGCCGACGCTGGTCAAGAGCGGCCAGGCCAGCGGCAATTACGTCGCCAGCCAGCTCGCCAACATGGCCGGCGATTGGATGCTGGTACTCAATGACGCCGGCGATTATCCGCTGCGCTACGACGGCACCACCTGGGAGACACTCAATCCCGCCTACACGCCGCCGGGCGGCAAGCCGTCGAAGATCTCGGTCAACCTCACCACCTACCCCGGCGCCACCGTCGTCAACGGGCACAACCTGGTCTACGTCTGCAAGTACCGACGTCGGTTCTTCTTCATTGAAGGCGGCTCGATGAATGCCTGGTATCTCGGCATCGACAGCGTCGGCGGCAATCTCGATTTGATCCCGCTCTCCGGGTCAGCAACCCAAGGTGGGAAGCTGCTCTGGTGTGCAACCTGGAGTATAGATGCCGGCGACGGCATCGACGACAAGCTGGTGTTCTGCACCGACCATGGCGAGCTGCTGATCTTCACTGGATCTAATCCGGCTGACGCTGCCAATTGGCGGCAAGAAGGCCGCTACCAAGTGCCGGCGCCGATGGGGATGAACGCGCATATTTCGCTCGGCGGCGATCTCTTGATCGCCACCGTCGAGGGCATCGTGCCGGTCTCGGCCGCGATCACCAAGACCTCGGGTGATCTCGACCTCTCGATGATCACCAAGAACATCAAGCAAACCTGGCGCCAGGAGGCGATCGCCAAGAACAACATGCCCTGGGTGATGGAACGCTGGGACGAGTATGGCGGCATGTTCGTCACGCTGCCCGGCGGGGCGCCCGGCAAGCAGCTCTGCCTGGTGGTCAATACCGGCACCGGCGCCTGGTGCCGCTTCACCGGCTGGGACGCAACGTGCTGGATCAGGCTCCGCGGCGATATGTATTTCGGTACCCAAGACGGCCTCATTCAGCAGGCCGATCGCGGCGGCAATGACGATGGCAAGCAGTACGTCGCCACCATGGTC